TGGTTGTCCACTCTTTGTAAGTCCAATTCGACTTCCCTTTCCTCTCTCTTCAGTTTCGGTTTCCCGTCCCTGTCAAAAGTCTGGGTCCACTTCCTTGGACTCACCATCCTACGACTGTCCTCATGATCGTCCTCGTAGGCTCGCGCCGCCGCATGCGCAAATTCTCGTACCGGCTCTTCGAACGCCCGGGTCCAGGTGAACTCGTCTGGAATGATAGCACGCTTGTAACCGCGAGCTTTCATGTCGAAATGGTGATAGTACAACTCTCTGTTCCTTGAGAGCTCATCTCGCGTTACCCATTTCCACTCATCTGAGAATTTCCCACATCTCTTATCCCCGCCTCTTGCGGTCCATGTGGGTATGCCTTCAAGGCCAATCAATCTGGTGGTGAGTTTTCGAATGAGGTCTGCCTCGGTCTTGGGGACCCACGCCGCGTGCTTGTCAACACTTAAGACTTTTACGTCAGACTGGTAGCATGGGGCTATAACGAGAGCCTTGCGGGATCTACAAGACTTCCTCCAAATAGCTTTCGCGACTTCGTACGCGCGATATTCCCTCACGAGGCCAACACCTCCCAGGCTTGTAGGTAACCGTAGTCTCCAACGGGTCAAAATAACTTCACGTAGCTCGGCCGACAGCGGGAACTCACTGTCAATTAGCCTTTGCCACATTAGGTCCGGCGAAGCCTTGCGTCCGCCCATGATCCCCGTCCAGAGTGTGGGTCTTATCTCAGAAGGCGGATGCCATTTTCCCTCTATGCGCATCCACAGCTCCGAATTTACCGTGAAGAAGTCCTTCCCTCGAAGTGACTTTCCACGTGAGACCTTCCCACCTACAGCACCCACTCCTTCAACCCACCCTTCGCCTCCATCGCGTGCCGAGAACACTACGTCGTCCCCGTTCACCCCTACGCCCTTGAGCTTCCTCAAAGTCTTCAACCCTCCGCGTCTGATTCGCTTCACGGTCTCAGGTTTCCCCAAGAGAACCGCCGTTAGGCTCACCAAACAGAGTATCGGAAATGAGAGGATGCTACCCATGAGCTGTCCTCGCTTTTGTTGGAGGTTCTGCATCACTGGATCCTGTTTCAGATTCATCAGTAAAGCAGCGTCCTCGAAGCAAAGACTGGCCCGGGTCGTAAAGGCTTTCATCCGGCTTAGATCGTCCCCCGTCAACTCAGGATCAATCTTTGCAAGCCGTTCAAGCGCGATGTCGGCGAAACAGCCGTCAAACAGG